AATTAGAATCACCTCGGGTCATCAAGAAAAGATTTCAGAAGGGGGTGCGTGTGCCGGTTCCCGCAATCGAGAAACCTGTTATGTCGCCCTTCTTCACTGCCTGCCAGAGAGCAGGATCGTGGATCTTGACAGCCATAACCCAGCTCCCGGATTTCACGACCTGGCCGTTGCACTTGAAGTCGGTTGGAGCGATATAGCTCTCGATGATGGAAGCTTTGGCCACGCCAGAATGCTCTTTGCCGATCCGCTGGCTGGTCTGCATGAACTTGTGACAGGCCGCCCGGATCTCGGACTTGCTCAGGCGGTCACCCTGCAGGTCTATGACATTGGGCTCGCTGACGACTCCATAAACGATCTGCTGATCGCTGCCCTTGGCGACGATGATAGGCACCCGGTAGGACTTCATGACCTTGCTTACTTCGTCCTCGTCTTCCTCATCCTCATCATCTTCCTTCAGGAACTCGGGGAGGTCTTCATCCTCGTCTTCGTCCTCTTCAGGCTCTTCGTCCTCGGCCTTCTCTGCCTCATGCTCTGCCAGGACTTCCCGGATGTCGTCTATGAGGTCACTAGTAGCCTCTTCTTCGGGCTCGGTTTCATCACCGAAAAGATCCTCTTCAGATATGCCGTCGTCTGGGTCAGCATCGGCCTCGATCTGCTCTTCTTCGCCTTCGTCCTCGGGATCAGCGTCGGCCTCGTCCTGCATCTCAAGCCACTGCTCAAGTGCTGCCTTGTGCTTGGATTCGTCTTGTTTGATGGCTTCGGCCATTTCTTTGAGCTGTGGGTCAGTGGCCATCTCGATCAGCTGGTCGATTTCATCTATGCCTTCGCCTTCACCGGCCAGTATGGCGCGAACGCGATCTAAATCGGAGCCTTTCTCCAGCTCCTCGTCTTCCATATTGTATTCTTCTTCATCCATAGAATTACCTTCTAATCGGGGAACGTGGATGTCTCCGAGATCGATACCTTTGTTAATCATAAAAATCAGACTTTGCTGTATATTGCACCTTCAACCATCCGCAAAGCTTTATCGTACTTTTTGCCTTCGGGGTATGCGGGATTGCGGAACTTTGGATGCTTCTGTAGTGCTGATTGCATACTGCGAAGCTTACCCAAAGACAATTCTTTAAGATCCTTGAGTTTGAGCTTGGTTGCTTGATCTGCTAAGGATACTTTGGGTTTCGGCTTCTCCTGCTGCTTGGGCGCTCCCTGTCAGCCTTTCGTATATTTTCCATGCAGTAAGGCGTCTTCGATTGCCCTTTTGGCTTTCGCCTCGTTTCCGAAAGCCGGGACGTAGATTGCGTTCTCATCCTGCACTGTCGCTGTTATGGGTATCAGTTGGTGGCTTTTGATCTTCCCATTTTCATCTAAGTGAATCGCAAGTCTCTGCATGTCTGGATGAGTTGATGTGATTGACTCGCGTGTGTTTCCGACATACTCATCAACTTCGAGTTTCCGGTCTATCGCGGCGCGGTCAGTGTATGCAGGGAATCCCTCTGGTATTTTATTTACCTTGAGGTAATTTATCTTCACATTCCCATGTTTTCCTTTTACGTTCGTTCCAAAGTTTTTATCTTCCTTCAGATCGAACTTGGCCGAGGATAGGAGTTTGTTGGATTTGGCATCGTACACATCCAGCCGGAGGAGTCCGTTTTCCATCTTGCCTATTACTTTCTGGTCGTGCGAATGGTACAGCCCATTCCACCCACCGTATTTGTCGGTCGAGAAGGGGATTACCCCCGGCCCACCTACTAGGCGCTCGGCTCCGGGAATGTCCTCGTATTTTGGTAGTCGCTGTTGCTCTGGCTTCTTTCCGGGAATTGTAAGCTCGCGTTCAGTCTGCTTCGGTGCAGGCTTCTTTTCCTCTACGGGTTTCTTCTCGGGCTCTTTCGGCTTGCTCGTATTCAGCCATCCGATCTTGTCCAATGCGCTGCCACCACTCAAGAGTGTCTGGATAGCACCGGACACTCGTCCCTGGCTGGCTGCTTCCGCACGCCTTTCCAGCTTCCTCTTCGTCTTGGATGGCTTCTTGGAGCCGCCTCCTGAGCCCGACGTGAACTTGCCATCGTCTGCACGGGGGTGCTTGGATTCCTCCCAATCGCCCGCTTTCTTGAGTCGATGATTGGTACCGCCAAGAAGTATAGAGCCATCCGGGGCTACGTGGTGCCGCCTAGCCTCTTCGAACCAATCAAGATTCCGGAGGATAGACTTGAGGATGGGTATGCGCATGATCATAATATAACCTCAGCAATATTTTTCGGCTTCAGAACCAAGCTCTCGCAGGGCCTGCCAATCGTCCAGCAATGCCCGACAGCGAGCTACCATGGCCCGGTGGGCTTCTCGGGCTTCGAAATCTTCTTCAGGAAACATTTCAGGTCGATCCAGGATAATCAATTGGCAATAAGTGGTGAATGCAATTCGGATGCAGGAGGCCCTGTGAAATGGCAGTATCAAGAGCAGGATACTCTTTCGACTTTCCCGAGATAGATACAATCTTCCCGGCCCACTCGCGGCATACGTCGCAGGTGTTCGGCCTGATCTCACGAGAAATCAAGACCAGATCCTCTTTCTGCTCGACTGCCCGGTTGATTGATCCTTCGTTAAATGAGTTCCTAGCAGCTGTGATCGCCACCATCTGAATGTAATCTGCGATCCCCAGCTCTTTTCCGTCTATCGTCTTGTGACCTATGATCCTGCCTTTCAGGCCTGTATAGTCAGCCTTCTTGTTAGCCAGCGCTGCCTGTGCCCGTCTCTTCTCCGATTCGGCTATGACCTCTTCTATGTGTCTGGAGAGCTGAGCATCCACTTCCCGGAAGCGGTTCATCTCCTGAGTGGCCATGGCCTGAGCAGCTTTAGCATGCGGCCCCTGTAGTGACCCAGCACGAGATCCCGCCAGGTACAGACCTGGGATGGAAGTTCCCAGCCAGGAGGCGGCATTCACCAACAGCTCTCGCCTGATCCGGTCTGTGAGGGCCCTCAGCCTGTCCGGGTTATCGAGGTTCTGGTCGATGGCCGCCTTGATCGCCTTCTCGCCTCGCTTGTAGAGCAGAGCGATGATAGCAGCGGTCTCTTTGATCCTCTTCCTGGGGTCCTTCTCTTTCTCGGAGGCTCGGACAGCCTTCTCGATCTCTGACAGAGGGAGCTGGGATAGAAGGAAGGTCTCTGGTCTGCCGGCAGCACGCCAGAGCTTGCGCTTCAAGTCTGGCAGGTCATAGCCCAGAGCTCGAGCTCTGCGCCAGAACGATGGGGTGAGCAGGTCGTATCTGGCTTGATCGGTGAGGTCCCCATCCGACAAGTAGCCGGTTGCTCGGATCAGAGAGAGAAGTTCGGAGTTCATATGATTTCGGTTACCTTCGCCACGACACGAGCGCTTAGATCAGGGCGGCTCATGTCATCACATCGCATCACGAGATGGTCTGCTAGGGAGAGGACGTACTCTTTGCTCGACCACCTCACCGGGCAGTCTATAAGCTCGATCAGTGCATCTACGCGCCTATCGAGATCGAGGGTGTAGCTGGGCATTTAGGCCTCTCAGTTGTAGCCGTCCACTGCGGCGGATGATGCTATATATGGGCCGGTGGCGCAATCGCAATCATCTTCGTCTTCGCTACAAGTGCATCCAGATGGGGCAACTGCCATCCCTGCCATAGACCGGGCCAGACCGTCAAAGTACTCTTTCTGGGCCTGTTCGAAGGCGTTCTTGTAGCCCGACGCCCAGGTAATTTGCATAACTCGGTTCATGGGAATGGTGATGCAGGAATCCTCGCCTGTGACGCATTCCACGACGCCAGGCCCCTGGCGGATCTCGCCACAGAGTACGGTTGGGACGGTGCCTCTGATGTGGAACTTGATGCGCTCCCAAACCGTCTCGGGATAAGTCAGAACGTAAATCATGATATCTCCCGTTGTCGATTATTCAGAAATCCTCTGAAGTTGTAGTATTCGTATCCCACCAGGAACAATAGAGCCTGGGGGACGTCGCCTGTCTGGTAAAAACCGAAACCGATCATTCCGTTGCTGATCATCCATACAGAGAACCCGATCTTCCGGGTGCGTCTGGTCGCGCTGGACACCAGCCGGGCACCCAGGAGAGATAAGAAGACGATCAGCCAGGGGTAGAGACTATCGACCGGATGGAGCAAATTCTGCACCACCCAATATCGCGTCTATTGCGCTCTGGCCATCCAGCAGGCTCGCTATGGGGCTGTCGCCGTGCTCCTGCAGAGCGTCGTTCGTCTCCTGCTCCACATAGTTTGGCAAGCCCAGGTTGTCGATGATGGTGTCCCGTATTCCCTTCTGCTGTGATAGATCCCAACCAGCTTTCTCGAAGAGACTCAGGATAGCCACTACATCCTGTGTGGCAATGGGCACGATGGGATCATAGACGATCCTGGGCATGGGTGTACCCTTTTCGAACTCGAAATGTGGGTTGAGGGCGAATAGCCGTCTAACCGCCTGGTTGTTGATCGACTCCTGGAAGCTCTGCAAGTTGGCTTCGACTGCTAGCGTGAAGTTGTCCGTCTTATCCCTGCTGAGAGCAAGACTGCCAGTTCCTCCCATCCCGAGCGCCAGGAACTCTGTGAACGTGCTCATCAGGATAGCTTTTGCCTCGGCCTCGATGGAGCTGGTTATGTGGTTGACGATATCGCCGTTTGTGGACGGCTGTAGAAACCCTATCTTGATGGTGGGGTTCCCGTTCTGATCCCAGACCTGGGGGGTAATCAGCCAGTGCTGCTCCTGCATGGATATGCTCTCAAGGCTTTCCTTGATGCTGGTCCAGGCGGCGTAAGCTTCTTGAGCTGCTTCGTCGTCCGGTTTGGTGGCGAGGATCGCAGGAGCGTCAGCTATGTTGGAGGGAACCTCAGCCCACGATATTCCTGCGCCACCTCTCTCTATAATTATATTTCTATAATCTTCAAGATATTTCTTAGTCCTCCAAGATCGCCAGGCAGATCGCAGGACTGACCGGCCTTCTGGTGAGTCCTTGCCGGGGTCTGATCTGAGGAGGAGGATCTTCTGGATGGGGATGAATGTGGTTTTGTAATCCGGTGCTGCCAGCTGGGTGAAACCCAATAAGCGGGTTACGTCCTGGGGATCGTAGTCCCAATGAAAAACGCTGTCGGGAGCACGATAAGCCAGGTTGGACCATCCTATGAGGCCGTCATCGTACTGCGAGGACATCCGTTCGTCTTCGTGATCTCCGGCTCGTTCCTTGTAGACGAGCTCCAGGGGGAGGAATCCGTACTGAGGCACGGCTCGGGCTGCGGTGGCGATGATAGTCTGCCAGCTGTGGGCCATGTCAGCCATGCATTCCTGCAGGAACTCCGCAGAGCCATTATCCTTGTTGGCATCGTCTACCGCATCCACCTTCCAGTGGGCGCGGCGGATGAAGACGGCGAAGGCGCTGAGGGCTGCTCCTACGTAGGCGTCATTATCGCCCATCTCGGTGTAGGTCTTGAACAGGGCTTGACCCTGCAGCTGCGGGAGGAAGTCGCGTTTGATCCACCCCGGCATGAAGTACTGCAATCCTGAGCGCCCGTACTGCTGGCCAGCGAGCGCCCTTGGGCTCTGGATGAATTTCGGATAGATACCACCATTGGGGGCTGCTGGGGGCTGGGGTGATTGTGGCATGAGAGACTTCCTACTTGATGGGTACTTGATGCGGTTCTACAAAATCGATAACATGAGACTATGATGGAGATTTGGCTGCTCTATTTTTTCTTATCGGCCTTGTGCCGGTTGGTGCTCCGGCTGACTGCCCGAAGGTTGCGTTTGCTGTTGCTGCCGCCATTGCTGAGTGGGTTCTTGTGATCGGCTTCCCTCGGATCGCCCTTTGGGATGCCCAGCTTTCTCCTGGCTGCGTTCCTCTGTGCCCGTCGCTTGATCTGCTCGGGCTTCCCGTGGTAGCTGCGATATTCTTCCTTGTAATCCCGGGCCTTCTCTTTCTCCAGGACAGCTTTCAGGATCGGTATGCGCATGATCATGAGGATCTACTTCCAGGGGGGGATTCGTTTAGCTCCGACGAACGTGAGCTTTGTGACCGGCTCTCTGTAGTTCAGTATGCCCGCCACACAGATC